ATATACTTGAGATAATGAAACGGTTCAAGCATGATTCTGAGCAGATTACGTTATCTCAAATTAAAGAGTACCATCAAATTATGTTAAAACAACGAGATAAGTCTGGTACAAAATTAGGATATCCTAATTGGTTAATTGTGAATGATAATAAGATCGCCAAAAGCGTATACCATTTACCGATACCTACAGAAGACGAAGAACAAGACTTTTATGATGGTAAAATAGACCCTGTAGTTAACTTAAAACGTTATTCTAAGCTATTACAGGATACGATTAAAGAATTTAATATAAAATTATGAAAAAATATATGTACATTAATTTAAAATCAGTATATAATAGTATTTTTAGTGGTAATTCTGCAAGCCGCGACAGAAATAATACCACTCTTGTGAACAGCGGCACTTTGAAAAGGAAATATAGTATGTCAATTACAGCAAAAGTACTACGTCATTTATTAAAAGGTAACACAGTAACTGCAGCAGAAATCGCAGGTAAATTTGGTTCTGCTACACCAACTGAAGTTATCCGTCAGTTAAGAATGAAAGGCTATGCCGTTTATTCTAATAAAACTGAATTATGGGACGGTACACCTACGACTAAATATCGTATTGGTTCTCCATCACGCGCTATGGTTGCAGCAGCATACCGTAATGTTGGTGGTTCTGTATTCAAATAATACGAGTAGGCAGCGCAATGCTGCCTCCTTTATGGGCTATCCTATTTTTACTAACCTTGCTAAGGGTTTAAAAACAAAAACTAACTTCATTGCTAGGATAGTCCATAAAAGAGGTAACATATGAGAAAAGAAGATTTAATCAAATCACAAGACAGGAATCACAAAGGCGGACGAAAGTTTGATGGTGGTAAATTACAATATGGTTTATTACCACCTTCAGCTTTAAAAGATGTTGTACAAGTACTTACATTCGGTGCAGAGAAATACGAACCTGATAACTGGAAACGAGTACCTGATGCAAATCGAAGATATTTTGACGCAGCAATGAGACACTTATGGGCATATAAAGAAGGTGAAATATATGACTCAGAAACTGGTGTATCGCACCTAGCTCATGCCGCATGCTGCATTTTATTTATGAATGAACTTGATAATGAGAGGGAAGTATGAAACTATCAAAAGAAACACTAACCATTATTAAAAACTTTGCAGGTATTAATGGTAACCTGCTTGTCAAACCTGGAAATCAACTAGCAACAGTGTCTATATCTAAGACTGTATTTGGTAAAGCAACAGTTGCTGAAAGCTTTCCACATGAGTTTGGTATATATGATGTTAACGAATTCTTGGGCGCAATGAGTTTATTTGACGACCCAGACTTAGAGTTTACCGAAAAATTTGTGACAATCAAAGAAGGTAGAAACTCTATTAAATATTTTGGAGCAGCCACTCAAAACATGGTGGTACCATCGAAAGACATCGTCTTTCCAGAAGCGGATATCAACCTCTCTCTCGAAGCTTCGACCTTGGCTATGATCATGAAGACTGCTCCAATCCTTAAATCTGAGGATGTATCATTTGTAGGTAATGGATCTGAAATCAGTGTATCTGTTGTAGATAAGAAAAATGCTACAGCAAACAACTATACACATGTTATTGGATCAGATCCTAAAGACTTTAAAGTAAACCTTAAAGTTGATAACCTTAAAATGTTACCAGGTGATTATGACGTATCTATTTCGTCTAAGAAGATATCACAATTTAAATCAAAAGCAATTGATCTAACTTATTATGTAGCAATCGAAGCTGATTCAGAATTTAATCTGTAATGAATGATTTATATTCACAGGTTTTAAACTGGGTCAAGGAAGACTGGAAATCTAATCCACTTCGTTGTGCACTTGAAATCTTAGCGTGGTTCTTGAGTATCTTATGCTCATTTTGGATGATGCTTACCGTACCAGAACCACCATTCTTAATACTCTATCCATTGTTTATTACACAATGCGCTATATTTGCTTGGGCAGCTTACACACGAGGTAGTGCTGGTATGCTGGCAAATTATGCATTATTAGTTGCAATAGATATTGTAGCATTAACGAGATTGATTGTACATTAATTATAAAATAAGATATAATAATCTTATATTGACGAGGGAACTATATTATGAATGAATATCTATGGGTTGAAAAGTATCGACCACAAACAATCAATGATTGCATACTTACAAAAGAACTAAAAGAAACATTTAAACAATTTATAAGTTCAGGCGAACTGCCTAACTTTCTTTTTGCTGGTGGTCCTGGTATCGGGAAAACCACAGTCGCTAAAGCACTATGCAATGAGGTTGGTGCTGAGTATCTTTTAATCAATGGTTCAGAAGAATCAGGTATTGATACCCTTCGTACTAAGATTAAATCGTTTGCTTCAACTATCTCCCTCACCGACTCCAAAAAAGTAGTCATACTAGATGAAGCAGACTACCTCAACCCTAACTCAACCCAACCTGCATTGCGTGCTTTTATAGAAGAGTTCTCTAATAACTGTCGATTCATCTTTACTTGTAATTATAAGAATCGTATTATTGAACCTCTACATTCAAGATGTTCTGTTGTAGATTTTAAAATAGAAAATAAAGATAAACAAGAAATTGCTGCATCATTCTTTAAACGTCTAACACATATCCTTGATACAGAAAATATTCAATATGATCCTAAACCAATCGTAGAACTCGTAACTAAACACTTACCTGATTGGCGTCGAGTTATTAATGAATTACAAAGATATTCTGTAACAGGTAAAATTGATAGTGGTATTCTACTTAATCTCACCGAAGAATCATTTAAACAACTAATTAAAAATCTTAAAGATAAAAACTTTACAGAAGTTCGTAAATGGGTTGCTAAAAATGGGGATTCAGATAGTATAAATATATTTAGACAACTATATGATACTGCATCTACAAACTTAGAATCAGGAAGTATTCCACAGCTTGTATTGATCCTCTCTGATTATCAATATAAAGCAGCATTTGTTGCAGACCATGAATTGAATATGATGGCAGCATTAACTGAAATCATGGCTCAATGCAAATTCAAATAGGAGCAACTATGGGATTTTTAATTTTTGTATTCGGATTTTTAGCAGGATGGTTTACATTCAGACATTTACTTAATAAGAAAGTAAATGAAATCCATGAAATGATGGAAAAAGAACTTGATGAATCAAACAATAGAATGGAACCAAAGAAGGTATCGTTAAAGTTTGAAAAGATTAATGATGTAATCTATGTGTATAATCGCAAAACCGAACACTTTATTACTCAAGGCAATACATACCAAGAAATAGTAGAAGATCTAGAATCAAGATTTCCAGATACAGTATTTCTTGCAACACCAGGCGCATTAGAGAAAATACAAAATGATAATCTATCAGTGTAAACATTCTAGTCGATCTGCAGACGTTGCACAATTCATTAAAGGTGAACTAACAGTTTTATTATTTGAAGATGAAATACATATTGGAACAAAAACATTTACTAATCGTGATGATGCGGAAATAGCCGCAGAAAATTGGGTACTACATTATGACAACACCATTCGACTTTCTAAACAGCATAAATGATAATAAGAAGGATCTCTTTGAAGATCCACAAAATGAAAAGGAATATGCTCCTTTCTTAATTAACAAAGGTTTATCATATTTTCCTGATACTATTCTTTATGCAAATGAAATGAATCAACATGCTGACATTCCAAAGAAGTGGCAGTTTGATTTCTTAAGGTTTTCTATACCAAAAAGGCGAAGGTTCTCTAAATGGCATAAGAAAGAAAAAGCCTCAGATATCATAAAACTAGTGATGAAACATTATAAATATTCTGAGAAGAAAGCATATGAAATAATTGATATTCTTTCTGATGACAATATAAAAGAACTCATTGAAATATACCACGAAGGTGGTAGAAACTAGATTGTATATAAATAAATCTAGGTAAAATAACAAAGGTATTATATTATGACTTCGTCGATGATATATTATGACTGGACACCAGATGCAATGCTTGAAGTTGACTT